CAATAGCGTCGCCGTCATGTTCATAATTTTCCGTGATGATTTCGTTTATCTGGCTCATCATATGCTTAGTGATTTGCCGACCAGACAACGTAACTGACTGCCCGATTCTTTTATCATAGAAACGACAATGCTCATTCAAAAGTGCGCCATATGCAGAGTTAAGAAGAATCTTACGAACTAGCTGACGCTTATCATAATAATCAAACATATCTGTCCCATATGCTTCTCTGGCTAGCTTCTGAGTTTCTTTACGCTCTGAATACCAGCGTGAAAGCAATCCAGGAATAATTCCTTCTTTCTCATATGTAAAGATGGTTCCGTTTGCAGAAATCATATACGGCTTGTTGCTATCGAAGATTAGCTTCCATATTTCAGCAGCAGACATTTCTACGCTACGACCATCTTCGTAATCAAGTGTGAGCAAAGTGCCGCGCTCTTGATTCATAATAGCAGTATATTCTATTGACCCGAAGAGGTTTTCCCAAAGAATCGCTCCAGTAACCCCGTCAGCATCGTCACCATTCTTTTTCTTACGCTTCTTTTTTGCGAGGTCAACACTTTTTTCGTGCATGTATTGGTCTGTGAGAGATTGTCTGACTTGTCCAACGATGGTTTCTGGGGCCATGTTAAGGGCTCGGATTGCTGAGGGGTAGAGTGAGTTGATATCAACTGCTCCGACCCATTCGTGAATCCCTTTCTTCGGGACAGCAACATAAGCTCCGGCCGCTTGCTGCTCTTCACCGTAATTATCTTTACGCTTTTTGTCAGGGACAATAAATCCTCGTTCATGTGCTTCATTATAAATTGCCATTTCAATCATAGCCACCGAACCCATAACAGTTGGCAGCAAAACCGTGTTTTCGTGAGCTAGCGCATTTGCTAGGTCAAGAAACTTAAGCTTACGGTGAATCTTAAACACCAGCATAGTATCTTGGCGGTTATACTCTACGAACTTTCTAAAGTCTTTATTGTATAACTGATCCAAACTACCTTCATACTGAGTCTTGCGCTCACCCAATTCATACTCACCGATTGCGTCAAGCGAATAGCTATGACGGCTTTCGTAGTTGTACTTTTTGTAAAGCTGTAGATAGTCCATATGAATACGACCAATCAAGTCGTAAGTCTGTTCTTCTTTGCCGAAACGTTCATACGTTCTAGGCTTAGGAAGCTGCCCAAGCAAACAGAACCTGCGTGTATCGTTTTTACTCATGATACGAGTAACACGGTTCACGCAGTAGGGAATATCATATCCTTCTGAGTTCCAACCTGTAAGAACATCTGCGTCTTCAATAAGTTCAAAGAAAGTTTCGAACATTTCGATTTCACTGCGGAACAGTAAGCAGTTTTCAAAATCCGCAGTTAGTTCTTGTGCAGTCTCATCAGTCATATGCTTCGGGGGAATGACAAGAGTAACAAGCTGGTCTAACCAATCAAGATACACTGAAATAGCAGTGACTGGATTGAATGGATCATCTGTCGGACTAAAACCCTTCTCTGGGTCAAAGTCAGTCTCAATGTCGAAGAACGCAGTGTGTAGTTTAGGAGGTTCTGCTCCCAAATAGTTATCACTCAGGCACCTAAAGACTACCGGAACATCACTCTCATAGAGTCTTTTCTTGTTATGAATCCTGCGCTCTTTCTCAAACTCACTCTTTTTGCGAGTCGAGAATCTAGTTACAGGATCTCCATAGATAGTACGATACTTACCTTTTGCATCATCATAATAGAAGACATAGTTAGTTGAGTACTCTTTGAAGGCACGTTTGCCCTCAGGAGTACGTTCAACTGCGTAAATTCTATCTGCGCTGGAATCGAGAACTGCGTCAACGTATGACATTAGCTAGTCTTACCAACGGTCTCCAAGATTGTGTTGAGTTCTTCGTTTTCTTCATTAGTTTCATTGAGGCGCTGCTTGTGGGCAACTCTGATAGCCTTCTTAAGAATTGAGGGCTTGATTTCAAGTTCTTCTGCAATTGCCTTAACAGTATCGTTAAGACCTTCATTGAGGGTTTCTACTTCTTGTAAAACGCTCATGCCTTCATTGATAAGCTGAGTCAGTTTAGTTTTAGCTTCTTGATTGAATGTACGTGACATGTTTTCTCCTTTAGTCTAGTTAGTATAACAGACTGTGCAGAAAATTCAACTATATTGGTAACCTTATTGAAAGATGTGGTTGTTTTTTTCGCCGTAAATCTTTATGTATTTACCGGCTAGCATATCAGCCATCGCTTCGATGGGTGAACCGGGATAGCTATCACCAGGCTTAATCATGCCTATCTCGTGTTGACGAACGTGTACTAGTTCGTGGAATACTGTCCTAAGAATGTCAACTAGATTGCGATTCTTTGCATAGACCCAAACACTACCTTCTCCGGGAACATGTCCGCCGGTATGATGATTAGTTTGAGCTTCCTCACTATCCATTGATAGTTCTACTGTAGGAACCTTTTGTAGATTCAACCTTTTAGCAGTCCAGTCTACAAACTTTTCTACTTCTGCATTTATATCTAGCTTATCGGAATCTTCATACATTATCTTGTCGGCAGCTGCTGATGCTGTGTTAGCAAAACTAGAAGTAGCATTATCCATCGCTCCCATAAAAGCAGTTACCGGATGCTCTATTTCATCTAACTTACCTTTGATCCAGCGGTCAGGAGTGTCTTTGAACTTTTTAGTGAACAAATCTTTTAGTGCTTTGTCGGTGATTTTGTGCTTACGTGCAACCTTGCGCATCAAGTCATCGATAGTATTGTAATCGTGCTTATCTAGGGAAGGTAATCGCTTAGCTAATTCATCTACAGCGGATTCGTACATACTTTCGCCACCGCCACCGTCTCCGCCACCTTCGCCGGAGCTGTTATCTCCGTAACCAAAGCCAGGATAAAAATATCCACCGTAGGCTCGATTGGACTTACGCTTTTTCTTGCGCTCGGTTATGAATTCATTAGCTCTCATTAATATATTTATCTTAGTGATTCTAAGAACTGAATAGTCTTTTCTGTTTTGATACCAGTTATTTGAAATGTGACTCTGGGATGATGCCCTGCATTTGCAGTACAATGGGGAACATTGCAAGTATCAAACGTAAAGATGTCCCCTGCTTCCCAGTGATTGTATTGGTAGTTACCTACTTCCCAAAACTGTCCTGGTTGCCAATCAGTAAGTTGAATGAATAAACGTAACACTTTGCTAGGATCATTTGGGTTCCATTTCTGCAACTTATCAATGTGACGGGTCCATACTTGTCCTGGCCACTGTACATGAATACGTTCCATACAATCTTCTAAACCAAACTGTTCAGCAATCTTATGCAAACTTTCAGGTATATCCCAGTTAAGATTTGTGATAATCATTTTAGGGTCAGCACCAACACGCTCAATATCATATTCTTCGGATTGTAAATCTTCACTTGGGTTAGGAATGCCCTCACCTTTATAACCTCTAGTAGCCCAAGATGCAGGCTTGCTACGTTCGATAATGTTTGTTAAGTCACTTTCCCATGTAGATTCTATTCTACCTAACCAATCAATAATATTTGGTAAGTCAGTAACAATAGGATTAAAATGATATGTGCTGTTAGCTACAGTTTCGTCCCAGCTACTTCTCATATTACTTTCACTCTAACATCAGCCATGGGGTAGTTCTGAAAGTATTCAATAGGCGGTTCTAATAAACCCAAAAGCTGAACCAGTTCTTTATTAGTTTGAACCTGAGTGCCATCATACTTTTGCCATGCATCAATGATGTCACGATTTTGGTTGTCAACCATTGATGCCATATTTCTTAGGTCTTTGTAGTATGTGGCATAGCTAGGATAAGTTATGTTAAACTCACCGCATCTAACCCACCATCCTAAACATGCATCGTCGGGCCGATGAACTAGAATGATTGGACAGTTAGGCCAATGTTCTTTCAAGAAATCAATATTATGTGCGAATACATGGCTTTTTACAATTCTTGTGCCGTAGTTAGAAAAGGGACGGTCAAATTCTAATTCGCATTGTTCTTTACTGTAAAGACTTAGGTTGTCAAAGAAATCTCCAAACTCCATACCTGGATCGAAGTATGCACCTAAGTGCATCAACTGCGTTTCGCCACCTGCATTATGGTGATACGTTCTCTCTTCGGTGTAGTCACTTTGGTCAATCGAAGGGCTATAATAGATATTCTTGACTACACTACTCCACTTAGAGCCTGGCGCCCCGGCAACAAATATATACTTCATATTTTCAACATCCATGCTATTTCAGGGGGAATCCAGGGCTTTTCCATACGTTCGGGATGCCAAACAATCCCCGCTAAATTACCATCTACAAAAGCTTCAATATTCCCCGAATAATCTCTGCATATTACTTCTACTGAGTTGGGAAGAGATTTGATTCCTAAGCTATGGTAACTGTTTACTTCTAACACTTCTCTATGATAAAAGATTGGATGGTCAACACCCGAATGATCTTTTATTTCTTCGACAGTACCTCCGAGCATTTCTGTTAATAGAAATGCTCCATGACATATACCTAGCACTGGTTTATTTCGCTGTAGCATTTTGGAAGCTAACTTGAGTTCAATACTCCGACGGAGGTCACTGTCATCACCACCCGTAATAATAAACGAATCAGAGTTATCCGCCATTACGTCGAAGTCTTGATTTAAGGTATTAGGAACAAAGAATAGATTGTGTCCTTTGAGGAGGTCGTACCAGCCATGCTCAGTAGCATCATAAGCTCTACCTTTGTGGTATATAATTCGCTGACTAATCGCTATTTTCATTAAGACGCTCACTTCTAGTAGGTTGACACCCAGCTAATACTATTTCGTCTAGCCAGTATTCGTCAACGTATGTTACATATTTAATATTAGCATCTTGGTCTATAAACTTTAGTATTTCGGGTCCTGTACTGATAGGGAATCCGACTACTTTGCTTACCCATTTAAGATAGTGTTCTTTATGCAGAAAGAATGCTTCATGGTCAAGAAAATGCACGTTAAAACTACTACTTAACAGCGTATTGTAGTAGTAGTCTTGTGCTATAGGAGTAGTGTGTTCTTTGCGTACTCTGAGTTGCTGTAACTTATTAATATTTTGGTCACGGACAATGATAGCAATCTCAACCTCAATTCCAAACGACTTAGCACGTTCTGCTACTTCAAGTATTTTAGGGAGATAGCGGGTACCGTTAAAGAAGAACGGACAGCTTACATTAGCTAAGTGATAGTCTTTACCATAAAAATGTTCTGCTGTAAGTTTATTAGGGTCAACCCAGTATTCAGCGAAGGGTTCTTGGTCACTGGGTACCCAGTACTTATCAGATAGTTCTTCCCATCCGTTAACATTAGGATGATTACTTAATAGTCGGCTGAATAAATGATTACCTGAGCCTTGCGGTCCAGTAATGATTAGTAGTTTTTTATTAGTTCTGGCGGCAGACATTTAATGATCCAATTCTTATAGTATTCTCGAATAGCATATTCGTTAAAATTATTTAAATTCAAGCAATCATACATCTTTCTTATTTCTCTAATTGCGTCATCCTCACTGAAATAGCTATCATTATTAAAATAAAATATTTTATTGTTAAACTTAGATTTTTCTAATTCAAGAACAACATCAGAATCCCAATTTACCCAATCTACTTTTTTGTTGGTGTCTGACGGTCTGAGTCTTCTAAAATTTTTGGTATTAGTAAAAACAATTATTTTTGCATTTTTCCAAACATTAAGAATTGGTTGTAAGTTCTGAACATGGTGTACCCCTAAAATAAAGTTAAGTTCACTATGCGACAGTAGCTCTATAATTTCTTTAAAACTTTTAGTAATTTCAGTGTAATCACCTTCTCCAAAACCGAATAATCGTGTGCATCCTAATTCTAAATCGGTCCAGTGACTTGAAATTTGTACTTGTTTAAGTTTCAGTAAAAGATATTGCAGTTTGTCAGTAATGTCAAAATTACCTGCTAATTGTTTTTCTGCTAATATTGAATCTTGAAATACTACCTTGTCGTCCATCCCTAAACAATTTTTTAAGAATTTGCCGCCGGCAAAGCGTGGATAAATACAAAGTATCATATTGTCTGTATCAAAGTTGATGTTCATTTCGGTCTTTCAGGAAAAGTAATGCCTAACTTATTACCATTGTCAAGTTCATTATATTCTACGTATTGAACATACTTTTCATTAGAATCCTCTGCTAGTATTTCATCAATACGAGGGTCATCCCATGCAACAGGAATGTTGAGTTTTAAGCTCTTTAGGTAATCTTGCTTGTAAAGATACAGTAACTCGTATGATAAGAACACTGGATCATCTAACTTGTCTAACTGTGCATTGAGATATTGTAGCGTTGGTCTAGTTCTGATTCTAGTTTGCTGATGTCTAAGGATATTTTGGTCCCTGCCGCAAATTGCGACATTAACGTTAATATTGAGGGAACGCACAGAATCAATAAACTTAGGTAGATTAGGATTCCAAATGGGATTAACATCAGATTCATGTATGCCCAAGGGGCAACTAATAGAAGTAACATATAAGTCTCTTTGAGACCAATCGAAAGTTTTGAGTAAGTCATGATTTTTCCAATGTTGAGCGAACGGTTCAGAGAAGCGATGGGATTCCCAATAGTTTTCTAAGAGGCTTTTCCAACCATATACTTCAGGATGAAGTGATAGAATTTTAGACCAAAGATGATTTCCAGCTCCTTGTGGTCCTGTGAGAATGAGAAGTTGTTTTGTCATAATAAAATGGGGAACGGGTTAGCTGGTTTCAGCAGACTAGGCCGGTTATCCGTTCCCCTTCTTATATTACCAGCCGTATGCTTCGTTAACGAGAGCCTTAGCAGCAGGAACTTCCATTGTGTTCTTGCACGAGATATCGAACAAATCCTTACGCATTTCAGCTACAAGGGCACCGATGCGTGACTGTGTTGCTTCGTCGGTAGCAAGTTCTTCTAGCTTGCGTCCGCCAATCTTACTATGGAAACCTTCGTCCTTAGCAATCTTAGCATAGCGTGAACTAATGAATTCATCTTCAATAGATTCTGCCATTTGATCCCAAACAGCTTCCGCACGACCTTCAGCAACTAACTGATATGCAGCAAGTGCAGCAGGATCGTTTTCTGCTTCGTACTTAGCAAGTAGTGCAGCACCCTTAGCAGTTGGCTTTGCAGCTTCCGCAGCAATAGCTTCTGCTACGTTGATTTCTTCACCCTTAAGATGTTCAATAACTTCCTTGACCATACGGAAGTGAACAGCTTCGTCATGAGCCTGCTTTGATAAAAGTTGAAGTTCAACTGGATCAGTGTCAGCAGGGAGATTAGCAATGGTCTGTGCAATCTCAACCATGTTCATACGCTCGTTTACCATACGACCAACGAAGTGGTCAATGAGAGCTTCTTTATCAGGGTTGCTTTCAAAGTATGCTTTAACGTTCATCTTTGATGCTTCAAAGAGTGCTTTGTTTTCAGCTACGATCTTGGCTACGAATTCTTTAGATGTAGTCATTGATATTTCCTTTTTATAGACATGTCTTAGTGATAAGTATTTAAGAAATTTTCTTATCACGAGAATATTTATCTTTTCTACAGGATTTTTGGATGAACACGTTAATTTTTGGACTATTGAAGAAAAATTTGGAAGAAACCTTTAAGCTTCCTAAGTACTCTAAGTTAGTCTTTGACGAAAATACACTAGTTGATAAATTGCCATGGACTCCGGCAAGATATCGTAAGTTTAAAGATGCTATTGAAGCCGAACTTAGTTTGTATTCAACCTATGCAGGTACCCTAGCAGAAATCACTGAGGACTTTAGTCAGCGTTATATTCTGCGTTTCTTTGGTGAGATTTGGAAGCCACGCACAGATGAGTTCACGCATACTGGTTGGCAGCTAGTAGATGAAGTGAATAAGCATAATCCAAAGTCAGTGCTTGACGTTGGCTGCGGGTATCATCCTTTTAAGGGACGCATTCAAAATTTGATCGGCATTGACCCATACAATAACCTAGCTGACTATCAAGTTGACATTCTAGAGTATAAAGTCAAGCCAGGAACACATGATGTTATTATAGCTCTTGGATCTATCAACTTTAATACAAAGGACGAGATTGAAGCGAGATTTGGACATTGTGTAGATTTGCTAACGAAGGGAGGATATTTCTTTCTTCGTGCTAATCCTGGCATTCCACATAAGACAGGACCGTATGTTGAAATCTTTCCTTGGTCGTTTGAGATTGTCAACGAGTTTGCTGAAAAGTTTAACTTAAAGTTGCTAGAGTTCAAGAAAGATAGTAATGGACGATTATATTTTGTTTATCAAAAGGCATAAGAATGACGGCGAGAAGAAATTCTCGCCGTCATTCTACTTAGTCTCTACTTAATTAGAAACGAAGACCGAAGCCAACGAGTCCACCATGACGACCGAGATTGCCGTCGAAGTCAGTGTAACGATACTCAGCCTTAGCAAAAGTTGAGCCGATAAGCTTCACTTCAAGGCCGCCGCCGACAGTAACACCATCAGCAGAGCGGGCGCCAAGATCAAGATTGGTGTAGCCTACACGACCATACGCAAGAACATTCTTGTTCAAGGTATAACCGAGACGAGCGGCGGCACCAAAATCAGCACGATCAAAAACGTTAGCTGCGGTTGCTTCTGCACCAACAACTACCTTACCGAACTGAAGATCATAGCCTAGGGCAGCGCCATAAGCAATGTCAGTTGCATCAACACCGTTGCGAACTTCATCAGCGCCGGCTGTTACCTCAATGCGAGGTCCAGCAAATTCAGATGCCATTGCAGGGGTTGTAAGAGCAGCGGTTGCGAGTGCTGCGATTGCGATTAACTTTTTCATACTTTGTTTTTTCCTTTTAAGTTTGAAAACTTGACAATTTTAATGTCAAAGTCATTTATACAACATATCTGTGTCTGTGTCAAAACATTTGGGTAACTACTTTGAAGTTGCCCTATATACTCCATCCCAGTTAGCGGGAGGATTCTCTTTATACTCGCTGATTCGTTCAATCATCATATCGTAATACTGGTTCATTTCGCCGTGCCATGCTTGCTTTAATTCGCCTGCATAGTTTGCTGCAACTTCCCAATGTCCTTGACGATATAGTTCTAAGAATTTCATATGCTGTGTTTCACCTAATGGGTCATGGAAGGGGAACACCGTAAAGATTCTAGCAGGTTCAGTTTTACCTTTAACCGCAAGTAAATCAAGTTCAGCTACTTGGTATTGGTCTTTGACATACTTCGCAGTTTTAGGTCCGATGACGATTTTAACACCATAAGGCTTGCTTTGACCTTCGAGCCTGCTAGCAAGATTGACCCCATCACCAAGACAAGTATAGTCGAAACGCTGATCACTACCCATATTACCGACAACCACAGTGTCAGTATTAATACCGAGGCCCATTCCAAAAGCTGGAATCCCTTCTTTCGTAACTTCATCATTAAATTCCTCTAGCGACTTTAGCATAATAAATGCGGTGTTGACTGCATCCTTAGCGTGTTGCGGATTGTCTACTGGCGCATTCCAAAATGCCATTTGAGCATCTCCTATATACTTATCTAGCGTTCCTCTGTTCTCTAAAATTGCCTTAGTCATAGCAGTCATATAGCGATTCATAATCTTAGTTAGACCTTGAACATCTTTACCATAGTGTTCACTAATAGTGGTGAATCCGCGAACATCAGTAAACATAATGCTTAGTTCTTGTTCAGTGCCACCTAGTTGTAGTAGTTCTGGCTGACGCTGTAGTTGAGCAACCAAATCTGGACTCAAGTATGTACCAAACTGTTTCTTAATCTGTTGCTTCTGCAAGTATTCACTGATAAACTTAACAGTATAGATATGCAGATAGATTACTAATGCAGCCAAAATGTTGAAAGAAATATCAAACAATATCTTGTTATGGGTAAATAGATAGATCGGTGCGTAAGCGTATCCTACTAGTAATATGCCGATCCATACGATTGAATATCTTACTCTTGATAGTATGATAATCAACAATGAAAGGACAACAAATGCCGCAAGATCAGCAAGAGCTACCCAATTCGGAATTGACACAGAATCTCCCTTTATCAGAGTCTCCAGAAGGCTGGCCTGAACCTGAGGGGGCGTTTGACCACCGGACGGGGTCGCTATTGGATTTGCAAGCCCTTTCGCAGTCACGCCTAGAATCACAATTTTCCCGTCAAGACGAGGAATATCGCCACCTACTTCAACAGATGGAAATACGTAATTGGGGTTCATAAAGACTCGACCATATTCATCTGTATTAATTGTACCAAACTGAGGAACACGCAATGCTTCAACACCCGTCTGATTTATCTTCGCTTGATATGAAGGATCTCCCGCAGCAACTCTCAAAAGTTCTAACGAAAACGCAGGATAATATTCGCCATTTGAAATCCCTAATAGAGGCACTCGGCGAGTTACCCCGTCCGTCTCAGGAAGAGAAGATGTTATGCCGACGCCTACGGCAGACTCTTGAAGTACTG